GTAGCTCGTCAACGGCTTGGCGGATATAGAGGAGGTCACTCTTTTGCGTCTCCATGCCAGCCTTGACCACGGCGAAATCCTCGCGCCGAACGTATCGATCATCGCCAAACTGGTAGGCGGCAAACAGCCCGCCGGTCAGCGATGAACCGAGGCCGAAAATCGTGGCGATGACGTAGACAACGATGTTTGCTTTTTTCTGTGCGGTCATGGCTCACCCCTCTCTGGTCCTTCGTTTGCGATTTGCGCCGATGCCTGGAAAACATCCCAGCACTTGTCCGACATTAGGATTTTCCAGCCTTGGCGCGCCTCGAACTTGCGGGAGTTGCGGATCGTCTCGCGGAGCATCTTCGGCCAGACCCACCCAAGCGAATCGTCCGCGAGCCGGTAGCAGTTGCGCTTCCACTCGGCGTTGGACCGTTCGAACGTCTCCCGGGTGCCGTCGTTGCGGATGCCCCAGAGGATGTCATGCGGAAGGGAGGCGGCGAGCATCCAGGGAAGAAGGAAATTTGTCGGCATCACCAGGATCTTGAGTACCCCCTTGTCCGACCCGATCCCGTTCCATTCGCGTTGTTTGATCTCCAGCGGGATGTCGTAGTAGCCCTCTGGCACCTCGGCACCGACCCGCCAAAGCTGGGCATCCGCTTTACGGATGGCGGAAAACGGGAAGCTCACGGGTACACCTTTGCGGGAAGCTCGAAATGAGGGCCGTCGATGAATGCGCGCTTGCCTTGGGCCTTGCGCCGATCGACGTATCCGGAAACCATGTCCTCGGTGGAACTAGTCGATAGATCGAAAGCGGCATCCCAGCACCCGCCCCAACGGATCCGTACATCAAGCTCTCTCGCTGCCGTGCGCACCGCCTCCGCGATCGCACAGCACGGGATGATCTCCCACCTGAGCTTCCCGTTGACCACCGGCACCAGATCGACCGCATGGCCCGTCAGGTGGCGGGAGTCCATGGTCTCCGATGCGCCCGACGCAACAAGCGCGGTCTGCTCCTCGATCGTGCGGACTCCGTCGTGGACATGGAAGTCCTGGCTGGTGATCTCGATCGCCCGTTCCACGACACGAACGAGGTCGGGATGGACTCCGACCAGATTCTGTCGCGACTTGGTTCCGAGGATCATCGCCTGTCTAGCCATTTGCGGATGAGTCGGGAAGCAACGGCACCGAGCCACATCACAAGCACCGCTGCCTGCTCACCCACTCCGTCCGGGATATTGACCCCGTACGCACGAAGGATCCACAGCGCCGAAAGCACGGCACCACCGAGCCCCGCCATGTCCAGGGTCGTGGCGGCCGCCTTTTGCTTCGTGGTCCTCATGTCGTGGGCATCCCGTAGAACTCGATCTGATTCGCTCGTAGCGCCTGCTCGTCTTCCGGCGAAAGGACCGCACCGAACGCGATGATCTCGTGGAACTGGGCATTGATCCCGTAGTTGAAATCTGCATCCGACCGATACCGAGCGCCGATGCAGAACCGATCAAAGGTTGCTGCTCCAATAGGTCCGACTGCATACGCGATGTCCAGTATCGGCTCTGCCACCATCTGCGAGCCATTCCACACACGCTTGTGCTCCCGATCCTGGATCAAAAATTGTCCGACCTTACCAAGGGGGAGGCCTTCGGTTCGAGATGCGGATTCATAGTTGGAGAGGAATGTTGTACCAGCATCGTTGCGCATGGACGGCCGGATCTCTCCGGTCGCCAATGGGCTGGTGCCGTGGACAAACCAGTACAACTGCCCCAGGTAGTTGTGGAATTCCCCAAACGCGGTGCTGTACTGCACGTTTCCAGCGTCTTTTTGTCCGATCCCCATAACAGTCATGGACCCTGCGGAGAACAGCCCAAGAGCCGCGCCGCCAAGGCCCTGACTGCCATTGAACGGCATGGCTGGTTTTGCATTCAACGCATTGACCACCCCGGCGGAAACGATCTTCGGTTGCCGGGTCGTCTGGGCGAGAGTCTGAGTCTGGTGTTTCCCCTTTCCGGTGGTGTCCCACCATTTCGTCACGCAGCCGTCGCCAACTCCGCAATGCGCCAGTAGCGCGGCCTCGTCCAGGGCGCCGGAAGCAGTTGCGCCGATGTCGGCAACCGCATTGTCAGATGAGCGACGAACAGACAGGATGGGCCCGGAGTATGCGGGATCCACGATTCGCATTCCCCAGCCACCCAGGATCGCTGCTTTCCCGGCTGGCGAAAGCACGTCAACGGCGCGAACGGTCGCGGCCTTGGTTAGGGAGGCGGTTCCAGATGCCGATGACTGCGACGATGTCACGGTAACTCGAAACTCATAGGCGAGCCCTGGAGTCAGCCCCTTGATGGTCGTCGCCAGCCTATCGCGAGCCACGACAGAATCCGTCCACTCCCCACCTGCCGCACGGTATCCCGCAGACAGGGATTCGATGGTGTGATCCCCGAGAGTCCATGCAAGCGTGACAGATGTTGGTGAGGTATCCCGTGCTGTGACGACAGGTGGCGTGGCGGAATCTTCCACGAACGGATTGACGTTTCCTGCCATCGCAGCTTGGACCGTCAAGGATCTATCCGTGGTGGGCCCGACATAGACGCCTTGGTCCATGGCGACCGGAAGCGCGGAGTACTCTGGGTGGAAGTCGCCTGGGGTGTACTCAAAAAATGTCCACATCCACCCGTATTCATCGAATAGGTCGCAACAGTCCTTGATCCACTTGTCAGCGCCACGGGCCCATCGGTACGTGCCAAACTCCCCGATGAATATCGGAACTCGGTACTGCAGCTGGAAGTCTCGTAGAGCTTGTAGTTGGTTCCGCAGATAGCTCTTGTCTATCATTAATCCTGGGGTTGTGTACTTTACATCCCCCTCGTACATGACCTGGGTGGTGTTCGCCTTGACGAACGGATACTCGTTCGTTTGGGCGGTGTCCAACGGGTACAGATTCCCTGGCTGGTAGACGTGGGCACTATAGACGATGTTTTCAAATGGGAGCTTGGATCCCCATTTACACCACAGTGGGTGGCCGATGCCCAAGAATGACTCCGCCACGATCGTCCGATCCGGGTCAATGTCCCGAATCTCTCTGATCGCATTGCACATCGCGCTGATGTAGTGGACGTGATCCGCTCCACCGGGCATGATGTGGTTGAAGAAACCCGGCTCATTGATGAGGTCAAACCAGATCCAATCCTCCCCAGCAAATTTTGTCGCCAGTGTCCTCCAGCAATACAAGAACATTTCGTGTTGCTCTGCAGAACCAATGCAGTAAGACCCGCTGATGATCGAGTCATATGGCGAATTGCTTCTGAGCATCCGATGCATGTTCAGGATGACCTTGATCCCGTTCTGCCTTGCAAATTTCCGCATGTACTGGAGGTCTTCAACCTTGCCATCGAACCACGCCTTGAACTTGGAGGCGTCCTTGAACTCCTCTGTCGTGATCTTTGGGTAATCCGACAATGCGTCGTAGATCGGGTACCGCCAAAGATTGGCCTTGTAGGTGCTCTTGCAACGGAACCACTCATCTCGGCTGGGATGCCTTCCGCCCTGGAACCCACGCAGCCGAGGACCGGAAGGAACAAAGCTCAAGTCCGGTGCAGGGCGAACCACATCAGTCGTGTCCACGGCAACGAATTGGATGTTGGATATGTATAGGGTTCCGGACGCTCCAGGACCACCAGACACGCCCATGCGAAGGACAAAGTTTGTCGCATCGGAATTCAGGTACGTTATTAGGTTGACTTCCTTCCAGTCGTAGGTGCCTTGGCACTCCGCGCCGATGTCAAAAAATCCAGACGCCCCCTGGGCTCCTCCAAGGAGTGCGCTGGAAAGCGTCCACGATGCCGTTGGAAGGGCAGGAGCCGTAAGCGCGACAGCCTTGATCTTCATTTTGAGCGCCAGCATTTTCCCGAACGGGATGTTGGCGGTCAGGCTTTGTTTGATGTAGGCAATGTTCGATGCCACGGTGGTGGATGGGGTACAGATCAGACAATCCCGTCCGTCGTCTGATTTTCCCCAGACGACAGATCCCCCCGTCCCTCCAACCGTGGACTGGATCGGACTCTCATGCATGGGGAGAGTCCAGATAGGCTCATTGCATTGGCGAAGTGCGGGCCTCATGCCTTCACCCCGCCTTCGACCACGACCGACCCGGCACCGAGGCCGTAGACCGAGAGGTGAGTTGCCCCCGGAACAAGCGGAACCACGATCGGCGAGAGCACGTCACCCGGAGCGTCGGTGGCCACCGCATCTACGGAGCTACCCCCTTGCCGGTAGGCAAAGGGCCCGTAGTCGCGGAAGGTCAGCCGGAATGCGGTACACCCCTCCGGCAGGGCCACACGGGAAGCGATCCCTGCAGGGCAGGTCAGGATCGCAACGGCAGGGACTCCGGCATCGTAGACCGGCACGAAACCCGTCTTCGGCAGGGAGGACCCGCCTTCCACTACCAGGGAGCCCACACCCCCATTGACTCCGTAGACGGCAATGTGAGTCGCGCCAGGAACGGCAGGCACCACGATTGTCGGGTCAATGAGTCCGGGGGCATCCGTTGCCAGTGCCTCCACGGAATCGGAGCCCAGGCGGTAGGCGAACGGGCCATAGCCCCGGAAGGTCAGGCGGTAGGCCGTGCCGGTGGGGAGCGCCACGCGCTGACTCTGGTTGCCCAGGATCTGGAGAGATGAGACGGCGGGAACTCCGGAAGCGTAGGCAGGGAAAAAGTCCTGTGCGCCGTCGGTAGCTTGGAAGGACTCCGCAACGACAGGCCCGTCGAATGCGGTCGTCCGCGTAGCAGGGTCGTAGGAGAGGGGAGCGGGAATCTGGCTGGCGTTGACGACGATCGACAACCCAGGAGACGCAAATGCCGCGCTGGTCGAATAGTTGAGCGTCTGCGATGCCGTGGAAAACTCGATGGTCTGCACGGGGTCGGAGGCGCTGACGTTGGCGGTGGCGACAGACTTGCCGTCCGATCCGTAAAACGTCACGATCCCACCACCGCCCGTGCCGGGATGCGCGGTAGTGACCTTGATCGGCTCAAGCGCCGGATGTGGGATTGCGATCGCGTTTGCCGCCGAGTAGGTGACAACGCTGGTGATTCCGGACCATGGCATTTGAGGGCTCCTCTGTTTTTGGAAAAATACTCTCTACGGATCGAGCATGACGGTCAATTGCGTCTGTCCCAAACTCGCATACCAGTACCGCGCCACGATCGTGCCGGTCCTGGCCGTTTTGATGTACCTGCGATGCGTCAGCGAGACGCGCCGCCCGAGCAAGGCCCACGCCGCCGCATGCTCGTCAGAAACACAGAACGTCGCCAGATCTTTACGCATCGCCCCCCACCGAAGGCGTCCCGAGTCAATCAATAGCCCCTGGATATCATTGGTCCACTGGTAGTCGATGCTGCCGGTCTGCCTGGACGTGGTCTGTTCCGCAGCCTCATGCAGGATCGCGTAGGCGGCGACTCCCTGCGCTGGCGAGTCGAACCCTGGCGCGTAGGTCGCGACGTTGGCCTCTGTGACTGAGGCGGGGGCTGCATCCAGCGCCGGAACGCTCGCCGCTGCCCGGAAACCGTCCGCCTGGGTCCAGCTCCTGCGGATCGTCGGGAGGGAGATCAGGTCATCGATCGATGTCTGCTTGAGGCCGTCGAACGTGCCGGAAATGATGTCGGAATTTGACACGGTGTAGTCAAACCCGGTCGCCAGGAACGGGAGCGCGACCTCTGTTCCGTTGCTGTCGTGGGAGGAAACCCAATTGAATTCAGCGCACATCTTCGCAAGAAGAGAGTCGGATTTCTCGCGCTCGTAAATCACGGCATTGATCGGATCCGCAGGGAGGGCGGCATAGAAGGCGGAGCTGATCCCGCCGAAGTCGTTGAGGTCCCGCCGAACCATGTTTTTAGCGGCGTCACGGGCAAGCAAGATCGGATCGCCAAAAGCACCACCGGATGGCGGGATGTCCCACGGAGAGGTAAAGCGTCTACCTGCCTGGAGATCCACCGTTGCACCAGACAGAGTTACGTCTCCGTAGGATGCAGCAAGGCAGATCTCACGCTCAACGACTGTCGTATTCCCTGCGATGCCAGTAGAGAGTATCGCTTCGTACGTCCCATCCGGCCACAGGCTGGCATCGGAGATGGTGATTGTCGCTGTTCCGCTGTAGGAGAGGATTGCGCGCCAATAATCCGAACGGGCAAACGTGCTGAAAATGTCGTTTGTGTAATCGGATACAGTCAGGATATTTACCGCTGGTGCCGTGTTTGGGCGAATCTGATTGTAGCCAGAAATTGCCGTGCCGCTGTCATTGATAAGCACATCAGACCCTGGTGCCTTGGTGACATTTACCCTAGCTACGCCACCGACATATACCGTTGGCGATCTGTAATCCACAGGGGACATAAATCCGTAGTCGATTTTCCGGATCGATGAGATTGGAATCGATAGCGGGATCTTGTACGAGAACGTCTGAAAATTAAGGCGCTGTCCATCAGGAGCGAGTGACGGACTGAATGCGTTTGCGTCCTGGGCGGAAAGCATTGTCGATGCGTCAAAAATCGGTGTAAGGATTGTGACTTGGCCTGTGAAGTCCGTCGCGAATGCGAAAGCATGAGGCCGCGCGTATGCACCAAGGCCGGTCACATCAAGGGAGCCTATCAGATATAGGTCTTTAATCTCCGCGCTAGACAGGGCGGGATACTCCACCTGTGCCGCACAAAACACCTCGTAGAATCGAAACTCATCGCTGCCAGCAATTACATGGCTGGCATACGATGCTGCTCTGGTGGCCCCTGTCACTGTTACGCCATCTTCGAGGCCCGTTCGCCCGTATACCGTGGAGTTCGGTAGCTTCGCAAGGGAGAGTACCTGCTCCCCTGCCGCGAACTCGCTGGAAACGTCCGCGACAAGGATTGTCCCGATTTGCGTTGTGTCGGTGGCGAGAGGGACTTCTGACTCTTTGTCCTTGACGACAGCAAAGGCGCCCTGGTCCGCTACGGCGAACCGGGCGAGGCGATCGACCTTGTAGACGATAAACGTCGATGTCGCGTCTGGGAGGGTATCCCACGGCGTCAGGAGAGTGCAGGACGCGCCCTCATAGTATCCTTGTGGCGTGATGCCGTTGCTGGTCCTGGTGATGCGCGAGACGTAGGTTATTTTCCGGCGCTGGCCGGACCCGGTGCCGCTGGAAACCTCGACGTACATATCGTGCGTGGTGTCGCCTCCGATCGCCCCGTCGACCGCAGTGCCCATCCAGGTTCCAGCGTTGCCAGCGGTGATCGTACCCCAGATCGATTTTAGGTAAAACATCGTGACGCGATTTGACAGGACGAGATCCGGGATAGCGCCCTCGTTGAAGTTCCCGGTCATCAGGTGCGTCGTCGGAAGATCCACGAAATCGACTGGAGACGAGTACGCCCGGATTCCCACCTCTGGGAGGTGATCGGACTCCAGGACGGGCGGGGTCATCCGCTCAACGGCGCCCCACACGATCGGTACAGGTTTTCCGCTCGAGTCCTGCGAGATGTTCGGTGTCGTCTCGTTGGTCAGGATTTGCGACGGGATTTCCTTATGCCGGACGGACGCCATGGATTCGACCGTAAGCGCGACCTCGGCGCCGGTCCAATCGACTGCGGAGACCACGCCGGTCCACCGATACGTTACGGTGCGTCCAATGAGCGTGACAAGTTCCAAGGTGGCACCCAGGATAGAAGCGCCAGCAAGGTCGAACTCATGGTAGCCGTTTGCCGAAATCAAAATGGAAGCATCGTCCATCATCGCATAGTTGCCGTGCTGGGAGATGTCGACACGCTCACCAACGGGGCCAATCGAGATCAGGTATCCACTCGTCCATCCATCGAGCCGCGAACCGCCCGTAAATTGGGCAAGGCCGGACACCCACACGCCGCCCGTGTATTCGGGGACTGGGGAGGATGCGGACAACGTGATTTTAACCCCGTATTCCATGTTACTCCACGGCCTGCGCTTTGCGGGTCACCACGCCAGCTTCCAGGTCGATCGAGTCGCCTTCCTTGAGTGATAGCGCAGAGAGTTCCTCGGACGCAAAGCGCTCGATGGTCTTGGCTTGGAGCATGAGGTCGGAGATCTCGCGGTCGGCCCTGCGGAGGATGGATAGCGCGTGGTCTGGGATTTTCTCGGTCATGCGGTCGGCTCCTGTTTCGGTTGTTTTTTCGCTTCGGCCCGTGCGTCCGCGATTCGCGCCGCCCTGCGTTCGGAGCGCGAAAGGCTGGCCTCCTGGTCGGCCTCGTCGTCGGTGGCGTCTACGCCCATTTGCTGGGCGATGCCGCGAAGGAAGGACATCATCGCCTCCTCCACGGTCGCGCCCTGCTGGAGGGCGAAAGCCTCAACGGAGCGCTTGAGTTTTGGTCCGTCCGGGCCGTCGAGGTTTAAGACAAGTTTTGGCATACACCCCTCTTAGATTGAGATCCACGTTCCAGGCGCATAGTCATAGTATCGCCGGTATTTTATCGATGATCCCGACGTGATTGTTACTGATGTTGATGGGGTTGACTGGATGTCAACAATAACGTCAGATCCGTTTCTAGAAAGTGTCCACGCTCCAGAAGACCCTGAGTGTGAGTAGTTGACGACTCGGCCAGATCCAGTAGCAAGCGGAAGCGTCTCTGTTGCGGCGCTGGTGCCATCGAAGACAACCAGAGACTCGCCGGATGCGGTTGTATCGGATGCGTTTTTTTTAACCGCCGTATGGCGAATCTCCTGGTTGAAGCGAACGTCTGAAAGCTCTACGTTTTCCTCATTGAATACGACGCTTGCCCCACCGATCACACCGATTGCGATCATATAGTCTGAGGAGATTTCAAGCGCACCCTCATTGATTCCCAGGAGAGATCCGGCGCTATCGTTTACCGCCCGGATACGGCCAGTCCCTCCTGGACCGGAAACCTCCACCTGCGCGTATGCCTCGGCGTCATTCGCCACTTTTTGGCCAAAGAACGTACCGATCCTGGCACCCAGGTTTCCAGCGATGTCAACCAAACCCTCGCGTACCGAAATAACCTGCACTCCACCAGCCTTGATCCGCACCTCGTTAGGCGGGTCGATCTCGACATCTCCAGTCGAGTCAATCGAAAAACCGAACCCCAGCGCGGGATTGCTGGAGCTTGGAAGGACTCCGATTCTGCCACCGTAGCTGGTCCACCGCATCCCAAGACTGTCGATCCCCGCTGTGGCCCTCAGAAGGATCGCCGTTTCCACCGCATCCACCGTCGACCCGCCGAACGCCCCGATTCGCAGGGCATCCACCAGATTCGCGCCGTTGTCGGGCCTGTAGCGCAATGTCCATTTCCCACCGAATCCACCAATGGATCCGCCGGATCCAACTGAGGTTCCGGACATGTCGATTTTGATCCCGGGATTCGTTCCGGTTTTCCCAGCCACTTTTTGGCACCAGGCCTGGAAACCCAAAACCCGATCCACGGCCTCATTGTCCGCATGTGACATGGCCAGCGTCGGGTAGGCGCTAACCCCAGAGCCGTTGCTGGAAAACATTGAAACACGTTCCTGCGCGTCTTGGGTCCACTGAAAGGCGGTCCAGGTGTCTCCAGTTTTTGTCAGCGAATTCCATAGGCGCAAGACCCGGTTCGACGAGAAATAGGTCCCGTCGTCCGTCTCTCCCGATGCCGTGATCTGGCCGTTGCCATCGGAGCAAACGGGCATCTGGCCAGCAGAAAGGTTGGTCAGGCGCAAGCCCGTGAAGCGCCCCTCGCGGGTGCTGGTGATGGCGTCTACACCACCAAGCTGTAGCGCTCCGGAGGATACGTTGAGGCCGAGATTTACTAAGACTGGGGATGCGTCGGAACGAGGGACACGAAGTCTCTCCGAGCGAGGTGATCCATCGTCGTTGCGGGTCAGGACGTACCATTTGTCGCCGGTGTCGTCCCCCCGGACAATGTAGCGGAGAGATCCAGCGGAACTAAGAAACACTAAATCAGAATTGCCTGACCCCTTTAGCAGGACGGAGGCCCATGTAGGCGAATTTGTTGGCAGGAGGCCTGGAATGGATTGCCCGACCAGCGCGTCACCGCCGCCATAAAGATGAGACGCAGCGTGCGCAGATGGCGCCACAGCAGACACGACAGCCCATGTGCTCACCCCCGTGCGAGTAAGGATGCCGGTGCCGGAAATGCCAGCGATCGCCCCAAGATCGGCATCGAATGCCTGGAAAACGCTCTGCCCCTGGATGGCCGAAACGATGAGCGAGAGGGGAACTCGCTGGGTGACGCCGCCAGCCTTGTCCTGGGTGAAAAACCCGTCGACAACGGAGGCAAGAGGCCATTCATAATTCCGCTTGTTCGCCACGCTACACCCCCACCATTTGACCGTTGTCGCCGATCATGAAATCTACCACCGATCCGTCAGAGCCGACCATGAAATCACCGGCTGTTGATGCCGCCTCTTGCAAAACATCCACCTCGAACCCCCATGTCAGACCGGATTCCGCGATCACGCGCCACCCAGGGATCCGCACGAAAGACGAGACGCCGCCACCAGGGCCAAACGGATACGAGACGCCCGAAGCATCCCATCCGTATTGATATCCTCGTAGGTAGCGTAGCTCCCGGCAGATCGCGCCAGCCGCCGCCGTGGTGAGCCCAGAGGCATACCACACGCACCGCCTGGATGTCGCCGCGCCAACCTGGGAGACCGAGTAGGTGCCGCCCTCATGGGCCCGTGCCGAAGAGGATGGACGAGATGTGTGGTACGGGACACCAGAGACAAAGACGGGGGCAATCGAAGCGCCCGTCGTTGCGGCTGGTAGCGCATAGCCGACGGAAATCGTCACGTCGTACAAGGTACAAGCCGAGTCTGCAGGACCGTCCACGGTGACCTCCAGGAGCGTCACGGTGACGCCCGCCGCCATATCGATCTCTGGACCCAGCAGGTAGCCGGTAGAAGCGATGGAGTATAGGCGAGAGCTCTGCCATGCGTCGAGGAGGTCGGAAAGCTCGTCGGGGAGTAGGCGCCCGGTGATGGTCGCCTCTACGGTGTCGTACTGGCTCCCGTCGTCCAGGCAAACGAGCATTCCATCCGCACCATCCGTCCAGTCTAGGGCGAGGCGGTAGACTGGTTCTGTCGTCTCCCAGGCGGTCATCGTAGGCCCGTGTTCCGCTGTCTCTCATCGCGCCGCAATGCCCTGGCCGTGGATTGAGCCTCGGCGGGATTGCGCACGACGATCGTGATGTTCTGGCCGGACCCGGAGGCGGTCGGCTCGATTCGGCCGGACGAGCGCGGGACAAAGATCTCGGCCCGACGCTCACCGATGATCGACGCCTCGCCGCTTCCGACGCCGCCGCCCGTAGCATGCCCCATTAGGAGCCCGGACAGACCGCCGAAGCCTTTGGCGAACACACCAGCAGAGGCGGGAGACATGAGGGTTAGGGCGCCGAACACGATGGCATTGGCGGCGACTTCTGCGGCCATCTGGATAAGCATGTTTTTGAAGCCATCCAGGATTGCGGAGCCCATCGAGGCAAAGCCGTTTTCGATCTGCATGAACGATTGTGTCAGGACGCCAGCCGAGTTTTGCGCGATGTCGTTGTAGTAGCCGCGAATCCGGTCCAGGTTGTCCTTGACGATTTCCGCCTTGACCCTGGCAATCTCCTTTTCGTACGCGATCTCTTTTTCCGAGATCTCGAAAATCAGATCCATCTCCGCCTTTGCGTCCTGGCGGCGCTTTTCCTCGCGGTCCCGATCGACGCCGCGCGCGTTGTTCCATCGCGCTTGCGTGGCGCGGAGATCGTTTCCGCCGACCTCCCAGTAGTCGATATTGACATCCTTGGCGGTGCGGGCGGCGCGCTCCTTTTTGTCGCCCTTCGTGGCGTCTGACATCGAGACTGTATCCCCTGCGCGAGTCTTGCCTTTTAGGGATGCTGCCGTGCCAGAGATGGCGTCAAGCTCCTTTTTGATGCGGTCTTGTTTGGACTCCATACCGAGGCCTGGGACGTATTGACCGAGAGACGGCCCTCCGAATGCCTCGCTGAATAGCGATAGCCCGCCCGTAGGAACTGCGGCCAGCATTGCGATACCAAGGCGTCCAGCCTCCTTGCCAACAGAGCTATTTCCGGAGCGCAGGCGCCCGTACATGCCATCTCCGTAGCCGCGATCCTTGCTGTCTTTCGCTGCCCTACTCGTCTGCTCGTTTGCCTTTGCGAGTGTTTCTACAAGTTTTGCCAAGTCAGCTGTGACCGATTTGATGAACTCAGTATCGGCCATCGACGCCTTAAGTCGCACCCAGGCATCAGAGAGGTTGTCCAGGTTGTTTCGGATCGTCTCTCCGGCCTTTGGCAAGTCCTTGGAGGCGCGAACGATACCTTCCAGGAATTGCTTCATGGAGTTTTTGTCGTTGATCTTGCTGGCGTCTGTGGTGCCAAATGCATCCAACATCATCGCCCGGAAATTGGGGATACTCTCGGCGATCGTGTTGACATCCTCTGCCATCAGCTTGCCTTTGCCGATGATCTGCTGGATCTGCCGCATGGCGCGCCCGAACTCCTCGGCGCCGCCACCCATGGAGGCGTTAGCGCGCGCGAATGCCTCGATGATCGCGATAGCCTCTGGCCCATCCTGCCGGAGCGAACGAAGGCCAGCATAGGCGTCCGCCGCCTGCTCGAATCCGAGGCCAGGGAGTTTCGACAATTCCTGGAGGCGGTCGAACGCGATCGCGGCGCCCTTTGCTCCTCCCTCGATCCCTTTTAGGCGGACCTGGAGGGAGTCGTACTTTGCCGCTGCCTCAACGACAGCCATCGTACCGGTGGCGATTTTGCTCAGCATCGCAGTGACGCCCATCCCGGCCATCGTCATCGACGCCATAGAACGGGTCACGTTTCCAAAGGCTCCCGCCGCCGCATTTCCGGCTCCGGTCGCATTTTGCCCGAACCGGATTAGCCGAGGGCTGCCCTGGTCGTCAACCTCCAGAACGTACCGAATCGAGTTAGCCCCTGCTGCCATCATGCACCTCGCCGCGATTGTTGTGCGCCTGGGGGTTTTGGTTTCTCGGCGCGCTTGATGTCAAGGTATCTCCCTCGCTCGCTTCGCAGGATTGCGTCAAGCTCTGTAAACCAGACAGTTTGATCCATCCACCCGCCAGCGACCGGAAGCGGCCCGTGATCGTCGGATCCACCGTAGGCAGACCAAACGGAGATCGCATAGGAATGGTCATCTGTTACCTGCCCTGCTGGGCATCGGTGCAGGTCCCAGGTGGGCGAAGTCCACGCGCCGGTAATCGGGTCCGGGAAGACTGGATTTGTCGCTCTTTCCTCGCATCCCCAGATCCTCCTTGCGTTCGCGTCCGCTCGTTTGTCGTGCCTTCCGGGCTGGCAGGTGCATCGATACTGGCCAGTAGCAAGCCGGAAGGCAATAATCAGTTTCCCGCTTCGATCTCCGAAACGTGGGACCGCTTCACCACCTCGAACAGGAGCACGGCGACAGCGTTCGGATGCATTCGCTCGATGTCTTCCTTGGGAAGCCCAGACACCACGAATCCTGCGAGCGCGTCGTACTGGGCGGCGGCATCCTCGGAGCGGAACATAGCCAGGAGCTTTGCGTACTTGCGCCCCGTGGCGGTGGTGAGCACGATCGGTCCGCCATCCGCGACCTCGAAATCAGCCTTCCCGCTTTTGACCACGGAGACGGCGAAATTGCTTTCGGGCTCCAAAAACATTCCAGACATTTTCCGTCTCCTTACGATTGGGTTAGGGTGAGGGCGGCGGAAGCGGACGAGGTATCGAATTCTCCGGAGATCGAGACGTACCCGATTCCGTCGACATCCTCGATGGTCGGCTGCTCGATCAGGTGCATGGTCCCGGTCCAGGTGAGGACGTTTCCAGCCGCACCAGCGGACATTTGGAGGGCGATCGCGAGACGGTCGCCGGTCGCGTCGTTGCGGTATGCTCCTCGCCAATCGAAAGAACCGTCCTCGATGAGCGAGGCCATGAATTTGAGGCTCTGCGCCGTGATGATGTTGCGCCCGAACCCGCTCGCGTTGGTTGCGTCCGGAGTTGGCGTCACGGTGTTTTCGATCGAGATCGACGCAGAATTGATGGACCCGGTGAACGAGCCAATCGTGCAGGTCATGCCGAGGAACGGATGCGCCAGACCTGCGGAAGGGTGAGCCGCCGCGACGAACGCTGTTTGCGCAGCCTGGGTGTACCGGCCTGTGCCCTCTACATCACACTTCCAGGTTCCACCCTTTTCAGCAGAAAATGTCAGCTTGGAAATGCGAGTTCCTGCCATCGTGCGCTCGTACGCGCCGTCGCGGTGCTTGATGGTGCAGGATGTGCCGAGCACGGCGGATGCGGTGGATTCTGCGCCGAACGTGGCGACGTCGGTCGTGACGGTGGCACCAGCGGCGGCGAGGAGAGCGTACCAGTCGGGTGCGGTTCCGTCGGTTCCGCTGGGCCTGGGTTCGAGCTGGCCGGTGAACTTGCCGATTGCCGTTCCGCCGACGCCCTGGAGGGGCGCAAACGTGGCGCGACGAGGGCGGCGAGCGTTGTATCCATCCTCGGGAACAATCGCGCCGCTGGCCCATGCGGTGGCGAACTGAGCCGCGACGAGAGTTTCGGCGGCAAGCTCGGTGGCCTCGGCCTTGTACCCGATCTGCTGAAATTGCGTGACGACCATTTAGCGGCTCCCGTAGGTGGAGGAAAATTTGAAAGTGAAGTCGACCGTTACTGCTTCCATCGACTGGCCTGTGCCGAGATCGATGCATGAGGGAGTCGAGGCATATTCCGTGATGAAAAGAGCTTGGCCGGGGAAGTCTGCGATGGGCGTCGTTCCCATGACGTGATCCATGACGAGAGCGCCGATTGCGGCCCGCAGGTCAGCGCCAAGCTCGATCCGCGACTGTTCGGACGCCAGGGCGGTGGATGTGCCGGTGAAGGGCCTTGCAACGGTCACAGAAATGACCGGCTGGACAAGCATTGAGCCGCCAAGCTGGGACCCGGTGAACTCTCCCTTTTCTTCGCGGTAGTGGACGAAAACGACAGCTCCCGTCAGGCCGTACGACCCGGACGAATCTGGCAGGCCGTAGACGACCGAGTAGCCGGTAAACGTGGACGCCATCTTGGTTCCGATGGCCGCAATCAGTGACCCAACCTTGGTAGCCATCATGGCCTCCGCAGAAGTTGGAAAAGGTCTGGGTACCGCTTGCGCAGAAGGGTTTTCCACCGGCCTTGAACGGAGCGGATAGACTTCCACCATGCGCGAGTACCCGCCGAGACCGTGCCCTTCCGGCCAGCCTCTGCGGCACGGTAGCCGCCAGAGATGTCGACGTATCCGTTACCCTCCGGCGTGATCCCGACGACGACGCGACCGCTCCCACCGTTGCGCGGGTTTTCGCCCTGCACGATGATGCGCCCGAGCGTTGAACGTGGATGCGCTGCCGAAAGGTCTGCGGCGATCTCGCGCATTTCTCCCGTGCGCGAGACGAACTTGCCCTTGATGAAAAGTTTACGCATCTCCACGATGTCCACAAACTGTCCACGAGCGTTTCGCGAGTAGGTGCCATCTTCACGCCGATGCGTACGGATTACTGGCCCGTGCGTGGCACCTGGGGGAGCGGTGTAGTTGAGCTTACCACTTCCTCCCGCGCGCTGTACCGCGAAGTTCTGTCCCGTGACGTACCGCTGGCCAACCACACTACCGACCTGTTGGAGTAGCGCTGAATTGACGTGAGCGAGCACGGCAGGGGTGCGCGCATGGGCGTTGCGCATGGTCTGCGCGAGGGTGTTCAGAGACGCCCCCACAGCTCGCCAGTGAACGCTCCCGCCCTGCGCCATCTTAGACCTCGACTCCGTTGTCGATGGCCAGCTTGATCAGATTGTCGATGGTGATGCGAGGCGGGACCTTGACACCCTTTTCCTTGAGTTTGGCGCGGATCTCTTCGGCGTCGGGACCTTCGGCGTCCTCGTCGTCCAATTCCTCGGCGAGGGTGTCGACAGGAACCAGGACGGGCGCGACGACAGCGGGGAGGTTCATCTTCCACCGCTTTTGCTTGAGAACGCCAGTCGAGCCCAGAGCGGTGATTGCGGCGATGTCGTGGCTGGGCGCATCGTTAGTCTCGCGAATCAGATTGCGAGCCTGGGTAGCGATGTCGCCCTTTTCGCCCACGAAGGTAGAGACCGAGCCGTCGGCCTTTTCGATGACAAGAACTGCCAACTTTTTGATCATGCTCGATCTCCTGAAAGAGAGAGGCGCGGTGCTGTCCCGCGCCAGGGTTTGGGCCGATTAGGCCGACTTGATGATGGTCAGCGCGGCAGTCTGGCCGCGAGAGATGCCGAAGCCGACAAATCCTCCGATACGGTAATTTCCGTCATTACCGTCCCAGATCTTGGTGGTGATCGTGATCCCTGTGATCGGATCCGTGAACGAACCAATGGCGGCGTAGGTGGGGACGTCGGCAGATTCCATCGACGGGCGGAAACCGACGGCGAATGCCTCGCGGCCAGCCACCCAGCCACTCAGGTTGGCGACGTCACCAGAGGCGGTGATGGCACTCGCTTTGTGGATGCCGAAACCGTGAACCTCGGTGACCTTGTTGCGCTTGATGACGCTGTCGTCACCGAATGCGTAGGCCGCCTGGATCGCGTTATCCTTGGAAAGGGCGCCAACGTAGGTCGGCAAAAGGACCGCCATTCGACCCATCTCGGACACGTTCGCCGAATCGAGCCCGGTGGCCAAATCCGCAACGTCGTCGGCGTCGAAATTCGCCGCCGTGCTGGTGAGTGCCGCGTTGGTGTAGGCGGCGGTAGTGACCAGCGCATTCTGCATCGCGAACATCTTCCTGGCGATGCCCTGGCCAATTTTTGGCAAGAGGCCGTTGATGACATCCATGGGGGTCTGGATGAACGCCAACTTGTTGATCTTCCGGATCGAGTAGACCTCGGTCAGCACCACGGAAATTCCCGTGTTGTTGACTCCATCTTCCGTGTACGATCCGGTGGCCTGGGTGAATTCGCGCCCGGTCACATCGTCAAAAATGTTGACCGTGGTGGTTTTCGCGGAGGCGTCCGTTTCCACCTTGATCGCGGAATCGAGGACGGGGCCAATCGAGGCCACCAGAGACGGGAAAACGCCGCGAGAAATTGCGGTCATATTGAGGTCAAGAGCCATGATGTCACTTCCCTTCCAGGATCAAGTTTTTGTGCTTCGAGTAGTACTCGCCAGCGGCGGAAAAATCGCCGGAGGCCCGGAGCGCGTCCCACTTTGCCGAGTGGGTCGAGAACGCTTCGGCGTTTTCCTCGACGTGTGGCAGAGGCTCGGGCGAGTTCGCCTTCAAGCTCTGGGCGGCAAATTCTTGGGCGCCTTCGATCTTCGCGGCGGCGACGGCCTCGGCGAGAGCGACGGCATTGGCCTCCTGGGCAGACGCAAGCGCGGCGACGGCCTCAGATGCGCGAGCTTCGGCGGCAGTGGCGCGAGCCTCAGCGTTGACGATCTGCATGGACGCATCCGACAGGGCGGCGGACGCCTCTTCCAGTTCCGCTTTGATGGCGGAAACGTCGGTGGTGAATCGGGCCATCAGGGTCGAAGCAAAGGACGCCTTCGGCTTTTCGTTTTCTGTGCTCATGGTGTACATCCCTTTCGGAGTGTTTTTGAATTGCATTGTGACAGGAATCGGCGCGAAGGCGGTGGTATTTCCGGTGATCGCATGAGCGAATCCGATGGCGACAAGCTCTTCCGGAGTGAGCCATGTCTCTTCGTCCATGAGCTGTTGCGCCTCTTCGCGGGTGATCCTTCCGCCCGAAGCGTCTGCGTACATTTTGGCAAAATCGACTTCGATACCCTCAAGGACAGACGCCTCTTTGCGCATCGTTTTTGCGTCGCCAAACACGAAGCTCGCCGGGTTGTGCATCATGAACCGGGCTCTTTGTGAGGTCGTCCGGTAGCTTCCAGCCAGAAACATCGTGGAGCCCATGGATGCGGCCAGCGCATCGATGTGCGTGTGGATGTTTCCGTGCTCTCGGATTGCCTCAGCAATGCAATTTCCGTCCCACACAGACCCGCCCGGAGTGTTCAGGCGGACCATCAGCTTTTTGCCGGCCATCGCCTGGATTCCGCGCACGGTGGATAGAGCGTTGATTTCCTCGCCGACCACGCCATATAGGAGCATGTCAGACATTTTCGTCCTCTGGTGGTTCGAGCGGGTCGACCGCCTCGGGATTCGGGTTCTGGGCAGGTTGCGGAGCGTCGGGGTTGACCTTGGGCGGCAATCCAGCCGCCTCGCGCAATTCGGCCTCGTAGGCTTCGGCTTCCACGTTGTCGGCGATGACCTGCCGCCAGTCAGATCCCTGCGAGGCCGTGACCTGTTGCAGGGATTTCTGGTTGGTGGCAATCGCCTCGGCGTTGGCCTTGGTTTCCTTGGTGGGTTCGCCGATTTCCGATACGTCCCAAGCCAGCTTCCCAGCCAAAAGATCGTCGCTCCACGGGATCCGACCGAGCTTGCCATTTGCCCACAGGTAGCGGATCAGGAGTTCAATGGATGGAAGACAGATTGCGTCCTCCAGCATCGTCTGCTTGATCGCGTAGACGCTCCTGGCCATCAACTTGATGGCGCGGGAATTTGCGTAGTTCGGCTTGGAGTAGTTGCAGAAGGCTTCCTCAAACGGGAGGCCGGTAGAGGGCGCTATCGACCGCTCTTGCGCCTCCACATAGTCGCCGACGCCGCCATTCACCTGGGGAGGCTGCGCGATGGTGGCGGACTCGCCCAAGCCGAGGACCATCATGGATCCGTCAGGAATATTCCCAAAAGATCGGCCCAAAAGCTCGTCAACCCGTCCATCATCATCGCCAGAACCGGCCACATTTTCAAATGCGTCGGAAATTGCCTTCGGATCCGGGGTGGAGACGATAACGAAATTTTTCGCCGCCTGCGTTGCACGCCGGTTCTCCGTGAGAAGGTAAGAAGGAATCTCCTTGTACTGGTGCATCCCAGCCGCAAGGATGCCGACGCTTCGGGACTGCCGAGGGCGCCGGACGTTGTTCATCCGGAACATCCGCGCATTGATCCGTCCACCACGATTCAGCGGGAACCAGCGAAAGTCTTTGCGCAACGAGCTGGACTCGTCGGATGCCTTGACGTAGTAGCCCAGGACGCGCCCGTACTTGTCGTACCCCACTCCCAGGCGGCAAGATGCGCACTCGGGGGTAGCATCCGTTGGCGTGTCGATGCGCCTAGCGTCGATGAGGTCAATTTTTGGCTCAGATCCATCGCCGATGTCCGGCCAGATCGCGAGCACGTCACCGCAAATCGAGGCGGCGGAAATCGCTGTATTCAGCACGTCCATCAACGAGGACACGCCATCCCATCCAGCGTTTTTGCGCCATCTGGAAACGTGCATCTCGATGACATCCGCGATTCCGGGAGCCATGGAGCGCCACCGGGGGCCGCGACCGACCACGTTACGCTGGTAGGTGTCGATGACTCCGTAGGCCAGCGGATTGTTTCGGGCGAGGTCAGCAGAGCGCGACCGCAGGGCGGGGAGAGATTGGGCGAGTTCGGCATCTGGTGCCGTCTCGTTGATTGCCCACCGCTGCGAGTACGCATCCGTGCTGGCGCCGTCGTAGGCGTTCCCGCCGAACATTTTAGGGACCGACACGACCGGACGGCGCCCGTACATCTGGGACGGCTCGGACATCCGGGCGAGCCGGATCCTGTCGACCGCCGAACTCAACGAACCGCCGCGCAAAAGAGACGACGGCCACGGCCATCGGTGGCGGCATCTTCTGCGACCACCTTCGCCTCAACGAAATTGACGTGGCGCTCCAGTTCCAGGAGGTTGCGAAACGTCCTGGCGACTCCATCAGGCCCCATCGGTTGGGCGGACTGGAGCATGATCGACCCGGCCTGCACTCCAGCCACGATCGAGTCCAGAACGAGAGTCTTGTACGCTTTCCAAGTGGTAAACGCCATTTGTCAAGTAATTTACGCACTAAAACGATTTAGTAGGACCACTTTTTCGCTAAATCGGTTTAGTTGAGCTTTATCGCCCCCGCCGATCGAGCCTTGATAAGGCGGGAAAGGGCGGTTTCGGCCCGTTTGGGAGGGTTTTGGGCGGCGGCCGGTACTGCGAGGGCCTGCGGAGTGCTCGCGACATCCACGGGTGGCGCTTTCCGGGGTCGCATGTCCAGTAGATTGGCGTGGCCAGCCGCCGCCGTGCTGTAGACAATGCAGTCGCGCAAATGATTTTCGTGGGAATGTGCCTTCCAGACGTAAGCAATTGTACCGTTTCGCGAGCGCACCGCCGTTTTGCGTTCGGCCAGCAGGTGGCGGTACAAAAACGAGGGCGGATTCTGTGGGAGGTGGCAAACGCCACGGCCACGGCCTGGACCGGCACCCAAAGACGCCTCAACTTGGTCCTGCCAATAGGTCGTCCAAACGATCGCCAACTCGACATGGCCAACCGTGCGCCGGTTTTGGTCCTGGCGGTCCACCTGGGACATGGACATAGGGAGAGTACCGTCCTGGCGCCCTTTGGAGGGCAGTAGGCCGGGAGTCCTGGCACAGACCCGGTAAACCTCGTGGGTTCGGTAGCCGGAGTCCATTAAGCCACGTCGGGGCCGGACAATCTCTCCGCCCTGGATGATCCACTCGCGCCGGAAGGCTACGGCCGCATCGTCAAGATCTGTCGTTCCGGCAAATTTCCCGCACCAAAGCACGATATTTTCCCCGTGGTCGCCCCAGCCTCGACAGAGCCCCCAGACCTCGGAGCCCTGCACGTCGAATCCCCAGGTGATGGCGCGGACAAACTCTGGCGCCCTGGGCGTTTCCTCGCCCTGCCACCAGTCGGGGGCGGGCTGTTCGTAGCCGTCAAAACCAAGGGTCGCAAGATGGCCCTGGTTGGTGGAGGATGTTTTGATGATCTCGCGCCGAGGCTCGGCCAGCCATTCATTTCGGAATTGCTTGAGTTTTTCCGGATCGTCCACGGAGAGCAAAAACTGGGACGCAATCTCTGACAGCGACACGTCCGGCGAGTAGAGGACGGAGATGTGCAGGCCCATGGATCGCGTGGGCCGGTCGGGGTCAATGCAAAACGGGATCCCGTCCGAAACCGCCCGGCGCTTCTGCGCATCATCCCACCGTCCGCCACATCCGGAGCACTGGTACCACGCGAGCCCATCCGCTGCGATCCGGTCTGGCGTCTCGCTCGAGTCTCCCGCCGCATTCCGGGGCCAGTGTATGCGCGACATTTCGAGAGGTTGGTAAACTCCGCAATGGGGGCAGGGGCAATGCCATTCATGCCGACGCGATGCCTCGTATTCCGGCCAAATCCCCTCAACCTCCGTGGTCGGGGTGGAGGTCAAAACGATTTTGCGGAGGCTTCCGTAGGTGCGCGTTCTGGTTTTGGCGCGCTCAAGCGGCGATCCAGCTGATTTGGAGTACCGGATTGCCTCGTCGAATTCATCAAAAAGCACCCACCGGGCGGGGCGCCCCTTCAATGCATTGGGCGATCCGACGCCAATCACGTTCAAAGATCCGCCGCCAGGGAAAGAAACGCCGCCCAATCGGAGGGCGGAAGGTTTCAATCCACGCCCAAATGGAGACGCCTGGAAGATTGGCCGGAGTCGATCGCGT